GCCTTTACACAAGTCACAGAAACTAATGATACCACTATCCAAGAGAAAGCCTACACAGGTGCCAAGAAGTACATTCGTACAGTAGCTAAAACACTTGTTGCCGCTTGCGAGTTCGGCACATCCATCATGGTCTGGGAACCGAATGTAAGTGATGACGACGAATTGAATGAACTAATTACCAATGGCCGGTTAGCAGTTGAGAATGACACATCCAAAAAAATAATGTCTCAGGTGTGGGATTACTCTTTTAATCATTGGCCTTGCGGGGATAGAATTAAAATTTACTTTGGCAATCTTACCAGCGTGGTGTCTGTGTCTTGGATTGGCAGCGATAGTGTAGTTCACACCCTTATTGAGAATACCGATTATGTTGTGATTAAAAATGGTACTCAGTGTGGGTTTATCGGACTTCCATATCAAGGTCAATGGCCGAGTGGTACTCTATATCCCCATAACCCAATAACTATTAGATTTACTTGTGGGTGGGCTACACAGGCGGAAGTCCCTGTAACTTTCAAGCAGGCTGTGAAAAGAAAATGTGTTATCCTTTATGCTGACAAGGGCGATGGGATGCCAAGTAACGTTAATGACCGGCGAACATACGAGGGACAGATTAATCTTTGCGGCAGACTAAACGACATGGATTTCCTTTAGGAGTTACAAGTGCTTACAGGATCATTAAATCGTAATCTCACATTTCAGGCACCTTCCGGTTCCCCGGTTGCATGGACAACCATATTTACTTGCAAGGGTGCGGTGTGGCCGTTGAATAGTAGCGAATCCTTGCAATCTCTCGCATTAGGTGGCACTATAACCGGCAAGATTCGTATTCGCTACCGGCCTGTGAGTATTAAACCAACGTGGCGGGTTTTGTGCGGGAATACGATATATTCTATCGTCGGCCCGCCGATTAACGTAAGTGGTAATAATACTTATCTCGAAATACGGGTTAAGGAGACTGTGTAAATGCAACCCTTAATTGACGCAATAATGAACAAACTAATAGATTCAACTATTTACAATTCGGTTGGTGGCCGTTGTTACTACGATACCGCAGATAGTGACGACCTTCCCCGCTTGGTCTATTCAATAGTCTCAGGCGTACCCGACAAGACATTTTCAGAAATTTATCACGATGTTCTAATACAATTCGACCTATTCTCTGCATTATCAGCGGGTAAGACAGAAATAACCACGATGTATGCGGATTTGATTACCTTGATGGATGAGTGCTCGTTGACAATTACCGGATACACTTTAGTCTGGATACGCGAAGCCAATCTTGTTACGCTGGTGGAAGATTTATCGGCATTGCAGGATGGAAGCTCAATTGTCCTCCACCATGCTGTAGATTTTGAATGTAGAATATCTAAAAACTAAGAAAGGATTAACATGGAAAAGGCATTAAAAGACATTACACGTACCGAATGGATCAAGTACCAATGGATTGACGTAACACAGATGGGCGATGAGGAGCGTATTATGCTACAAGGCTTCCTCCGTACCCCTGACGAAATGATGATGGCCATAGAAGAGTGGGATATTTCAGCGGAGGCATTGACTGGTGTATAGTGCAGTTACAATAGCAAAAAGGTTAGCACATGGTAAGATGTATTACCAAACGCATAAGGAAGAAAGTGCGATAAGGTGTAAAACTTATCGTGAAGCAAACAAAGAGCAGATATTAGCTTACGAGAAGGAATATCGTGAAGCCAATAAAGAAGTAAGGTCGGCATATAGTAAAGAATATAACCAAACACATAAAAAAGAAATAAAGGAAACTACAATTATATATCGGCAAACACATAAAGAAGAAATTTCGGCATGGGAAAAAGAGTATTCGCAATCCGAACAGGGTAAAGCTGTAATGCGAAATAAAAACCACAAGAGAAGGTCTGCAAAAATGGGTGCAGAATATGAGTCTTTTAATCCTGTTGAAATCTTTGTGCGAGACGGATATAGATGCCAAATTTGCAAAAAGAAAACGAGGCCGGATTACAAAAATGTTAACCATGCGTTATATCCAAACCTTGACCATATAATTTCATTGAGCAATGGTGGTACACATACAAGGTTAAACACGCGGTGTTTGTGCCATAAATGTAATATTACAAAAAGTAATAATGATAGTAATTCTCAATTAAGATTGTTTGGTTAATGACTGTAGAGGATCGTGGTGTAGTTGAACCAGATTCGGAAGATGAGAAAGGAAATATTCAATGATTTCGATAATTGTCCCGGTTTATAATAATCTGCCTATGACTATGGATTGTTTAAACGCAATTAAATCCAATACACAAGAAGGTTCGTATGAAGTCATTGTGGTTGATAATGGTAGCAACCCTCCGTTTCAATGTCCAGCATGGAAGAATTTTACTTATATACGCAATGAATCTAACTTAGGATTTCCAGTTGCAGTAAATATGGGCATACGTGCGGCATCAGGCGATACCATAGTCCTTCTCAATAATGATGTAATTGTAACTCCTGGTTGGGAACGATTATGGAAGCATCATTTACATAATTATTCAATAGTTAGTCCAATGACTAATTATTGTGCAGGTCTACAGCGAGTGACCATTCCGGTTTACAATAACGAATCCGAGCTAAACCAGCAAGCACTTAATTTCCAAATTGAACAAGAGTTATCATCACAAGAGGTCAATTGGATAATCGGATTTTGTATGGCATTCAAGAAGTCATTGTGGGAAGAAATTGGCCCATTCGATGAATCGCTATGGCCGTGCAGTGGAGAGGAAATACAGTTTTGTCTCGAATCCCGCAAACGTGGATATAAGGTCGGTGTTTGTAAGGATGTATATCTACATCACGTGGGCAGTGTTACATTAACCGACCTCGAACAATCTGGCCAATTAGTTTACATGGACATTTGTAACCGCAACGATAAACACATAGCAGAATTATACGGTAAGGACTGGATAAATCAATTAGTCGAAAGGAGTGAATAATTATGGCAATCAAAAAGGAAGTAGAAATAGCAGAAGCAGTAGAGGAATCTAAGCCTGAATTAACACTTGAATCAATTGAGCAGTTCATCTTGGACGCTGGATCAGACGATTTAACCGTGTTCGGCGGTTCCCATCAAGGCGGTGTATTTGCACAACAGAACTCTGATGAATTGGCACCATGCTTACTGCACATTCTCGAATCCGGTTTATCAATCAATGGCTATCTTGAAATAGGTGCAGCGGCAGGCGGCACAACCTATTTAATTAACCATTTCCTGCATCCAAAAGGAATCGTAATTGTTGATGATGGTCAGCATCCACGGGCATGGATGAGGAAGAATATATTAGCTGGTATCAATTACGAGAATATTCAAGGTTTATCATTCCAGCTCCCCATCATCGAAGCAGCTAAACAATTTGCACCTTACGACCTTATCTTTGTTGATGCTGACCATTCTTACCCATCCGTTCGTGCTGATGTAACTTGTTACCTACCCATGCTATCATCCGGCGGCTTTATGATTATGCACGATTCTATCTATTTCAAGGATGATGTGGGCAGGGTAGTACGAGAATTACAGAACGATCCGCAGGTAGAATTTATCGCGGAATATACAAGCAAGAAATATCAACCGCTTGGAACTTCGTTATTTAGAAAGGTTTAAAGTAGTGGGTACTTATTGGTGGATAGTTAGCATAGCAGTTCTTGTTGGAGTAATCACGTTTGCTGGTGTTGTGGTTGCATTGTTCAGAAAGGTTTAACGATGAAAGTTGAACTCATTACCATGATGTACAACGAAGAATTTCTACTCCCGTTCTTCCTGAATCATTATTCATGGGTGGACGAAATCGTTGTGCTATATGACAAGGATACCAACGACAATTCTGAGTCTATCCTATGTGATGCTAATAATGTATCTATTATTCCCTTTGATATGCCGGATGGGATGGATGATGGATTAAAATCAAAACTAATCTCCAATGCCTACCAATCTTCCACTGCCGATTGGGTGATAGTTGCCGATGCTGATGAGTTTATATTTATTAATAATTCCAGATTATCATCAATAACCTCTGATGACCAAGCAGCATCGGTTGTGCTTTATGATGTCTACCGGCATATCACTGAGCCTGACTTAGACCCCCTACAATCAATCTACTCTCAACGGTCACATGGATGCTTAGATTCCCGTTATATCAAGCCCTCTATTGTTCGTGGTGGACTATCTGGCATATCCTGGGGGCCGGGGCATCATCATTTATTTGGAACTGCTAATTATAAGCAAATTCCATTCATTGGTTCTCATTGGGCTAATGCTGATTTATCCTTTTGCATCAATCGCCGCATCCATAATCGTCGTGACCGTCAATCACCAACCAACAAATCAATGGGATGGTCAACGCAGAATTGGAACGTCACCGAACAGTCAATTATTGACGAGTGCAATTTACATGGAAACGATGCGAAATTATGGTAGATTTAAGTTCAATTAATTTTTGATTTATTAATTAATAATGCTACAATGACTTCAACGACTTCAAAATGTGTTGAGAAAGGATAGTAGATGAAAATTAGTAATGCAAAATTGGCGATAGGTGTTCCATTATCGTTTCCTTTCGTACCTGCATCGTTTTTCCATTCTTTTATTATGATGGACCGTCCTTCTTTTGTATATCTCCATGCCGACAACGGGCCCATCCATGAACTTCGTAATAATTTAGTCGCTAAGGCAAAAGAAGTTGGTGCAACTTCACTTCTAATGATGGACACCGACCAGGTATATCACCCAGAAACAGTTACAAGATTGCTGTCTCATAGACTTCCTATTGTTGGCGCGTTAGTTCATAGGCGTTACGTTCCATTTGACAGCTTGCTTCTCAAATTAGTCGAGATTGATGAACATACAAACGGATATGAATCAATAGATGAATGGGAAGACGGTTCGTTGGTGAACGTGGATGCCACTGGCGGTGGTTGTTTGATGTTTGATATGCAATTGTTTTATGACCTTGATAAATTATGGCAGAAGGAAATAGATGCTTTTAATGCTACGCAACCAACTCCCGGCGAATTATCATTACTGTCGGAGTCTTCGCGTCAATACATATTAACGTTGCAAGAGCGATTTGTCCCAATCCGCCAGCCGGGGAAATACTTTAGGAATGATAAAATTATCAAGCCAGGATTACCACCCGTAGGCGAAGACATCGGACTGTGTCAAGATATAAAAGCAGCAGGATATGATATATTTGTTGATACATCGGTTCCAGCTGGTCATTTGACAAATTTAGTAGTCAATACGGCTACCAATAGATTATGGAGAGCTATTGATAACAAAAAAGCAATATATCAGGCATTGAAGATAGATGACAACAGGGAAATTGCTAATGGATGAACCTACTAAATATATTGATGGCATACTTTATCGTCTTTGTGCTTGTGGTTTCTGTGGTGAATATTTCATTGCTCATAAATTGCATGGTAAGGACGTAAGGTTTATTAATGGTCATAGCGCACGTTTAAATGCAGGGAAGAAAAGAACGCCAGAATTTAAACAATATTTATCTACTATATCAAAAGGCGAAAATAATGTTTTTTATGGCAAGAGTCATACGAAAGAAACAAAATTAAAAATTTCAGCAGCAAACGATGGTGAGAATAATGGCATGTATGGACGGCAGCATTCATTAGAATCAAGAAAGAAGATGAGTGAAAAAAGAATTTTACAAGCATCTCCTACTGGTAATAAGCATTGGAATTGGAAGGGTGGCATTTCAAAAGAACCTTACGCACAAGATTGGACAAAGGATTTAAAAGATGCAATTCGTAAAAGAGATAATTTTGAATGTCAAATGTGTGGAGCGTCTCAGGATGATTTTAACGAATCGCTTCTTGTCCATCACATTGATTATGATAAAGAAAATTGCGATCCAAGGAATTTAATTTCATTGTGTCGTCCTTGCCACTTTAAAACTAATTATAATAGAGACAAATGGGTTGTCTATTTTAAGCCATATCAAGACAATGGGATGAATGTAGGTGTGGTAGATATTAATTAACAAAATTTAGGGAGTTGTTCCTTAAATTAATTTAACAACTAATTTTTTTAGGAGGTATTACAATGGGCACAGCGACAGGCAGAGCAGTTACCCTTAGTGGCTCTTTTGCGAAAATTACATTAGGGGTCACGAGTAAGATTCTCGGTGCAGGAAAATATTCGGTGTCGGGGATGACAAGGAAGACCGTAGATGTATCGGAGTTTGGTGTTGACTTCGATATTTTCGAGTTTGCATCGGCAGATGGAGGTACGATTTCCTTAACTGATGTGGCGTTCGATCCTACCGATCCAGAACAGAATACGCTTCGCAGTTGCGTCGAAAATGGAACCAAACTCATCAAGTCGGTAACGTCCGGTCTTTGTATATGGCTCAATTCCACCAGCTACATGACGGTTGGGACTTCCGGGAACATCTTGATGACGGCGGCAGGCAAGGTTGACCAGGATCGCAATGGAGTTGCCAAGACATCGTTTGAAGGCAAGGTTTCCGGCGCACCGATGATGATTGTCTAATTCGATGGGGGTGAGGTTATTATCCATATCCCCCATTTTAACTGCCTGCGGGTAGAAAGGGTTGCAGATGTTTTTCGACTTATCAACCAACGAAGGTGAATGGTTTCCTTTTCAGAATAGCAAGATTGATCCCTTAACAGGGGAGCCGGTGTTTGATGACCCCGTTACAGATGCAAAAGTGCAAATCCGTTCCATGACGCCGTTTTTCGAGGAACGGATAGCAAAACGAAAACGGCAGGCCGAACACGTTATGAATCCCAAAACTCGTCAGATGGAACGGATTTCATTTTATGCTGAACTTTCAGTTGAGGAAGCTAAGGCAGAACGCGATGATGCTTTCGACTTCGCCATTACTGGGATTGAGGGATTTAAGGATTCTAAGACAGGTGTAGTTATTGCCTGTACACGGGAAAATAAACTGGCTCTGATGAAGGTTCCTGTATTCGACAGATTTTTTGCTCGTTGCCAGCAGCTTCTTGCCTCTTATGGCGTTAAGCAGAAAGAGGAAATTGAAAAAAACTCGCAGCGTGGATTGAGTTCAGCGAGTTAGAATCTCGATCCGCAATAACTCTCGACGGAGGGCATGTTCTGACCCGGTGCGACCAGTGCCGACAGATGCACTCAGAAAGGAAGCCGCCGACCACGCCTATTTGTGAACTGGGTGAATCATGTCGTGTAGAGCTAAGGGTGGAAAACGAAACAGCAGCAAGAATATTCCAGATGGTACGTAGCCAATGTGAAACCCGATGGAACGGAGAACAGGATATAGAAATTGACCTTCATCATCCATCGCTCTGGAAGGCTATTGAGAAGTTTCCGGGTGGGATCAATGACGAGTGGGGAGTGTTTAGCCGAGTATTGAAGGCATGGCACACATTACAACGGTTGAAGCGGGATAATGAGGGGTAGCGATGGCACGGGTAGAGGGTGTTCGGATTAAAGAAGTATTCCAGAACGTAATGGATCTTGCTATTGCCGGTGCCAATGCTGTTATGGCTGATGTTGCTACTGATGCACGCAGGCTCTGCCCGACTAAAAAAGGTGTTTCCGTAGGTACTGTTTACCGACCTTATGGCCGAGTGATGAAAGATGTTCTGTTCACCACCAAGCGAGGTAAGGATGTAAATTTCATTGCTGATACCGAAATGGGGCGTACAGCGGGAAATCTTCGAGCTACCATTCGTAAGGTTGAGAAGGATTCACGACCCGGTAATATCAGGGTGTATTGTGGCAATAAGGCCGTTTGGTACGGTAGATTTGTTGAGTATGGAACTTCTCATTCAAGAAAACAACCGTTCATGCGACCATCATTCCATGCAATAAAGGGTACTGCTCAAGCGCGGATTGAAGCGGAAATGCGTAAAGAGCCAGAAATGAAGTGAGGTAAGTCATGGCTATTGCTACATTATTCACCGAACTCGACCTCGACATGTCCAAGTTCCAAGCCAAGCAGAAAAAGCTCCTTGATGACATAAAGAAGGTCGGCGCTGATTCGGAAACCGCCCTACAGCGTAGCTTTATGAACCTTGGTGTTACCTCCGATTCCGTCTACAAGTTAATGGTGGAAAAGGCCAGAGTTTCTTATGAACAGATAGTTCAATCCGGGAAGGCATCCGCTGCTGAACAGGTCCGTGCCCAACAAGCAATGGTTTCACAAATCAACGCTATAAATGCTAAAATGAACGCAGGTGCCGACGCTCATTACGCTACTCTCGGCATGAAATCCGCAGATGATGTTAAGCAACGTATATCTGCTGTCCAGAACGCAGCCACCGCCCAGCAAGCCATAGTTGGTAAAAGTTCCGAAGATTGGATTCGCATCGAACGCGCCAAGAATGAGAAGTTGAAGGAACTCAACAAGGAAATGACTGGCCAGCACGAGATGTCGATGGCTTCCATGACTCGTGCGGTGTTGAGGTTCTATGCGGCTTATTATGTCTTATCTGCTGCTGTATCAAGCATCTCAAGCCTCTTCGTGGGTGGCGTGAAAGCCATTGACGATATGCAGTTTTCGGCTATTTCCATTGCTTCTACTATTACATCCATGCAGGGAACGAGCGGTAATGTAACTGAGAACTATAAAAAGAATCTCGAATATGCCAAAGGTCTTGTTCCTGTGTTGCAACAGGTAGACGCCGCATCATATGCTAACCTGCAAGAAATAATGGTTATAAATACACAGTTAGCCCTTCACGGTGTTTACCTTGATGCAAACAAAGCCAAGCAGGTAGAATCATTTACGGCACTTACTAATGCTGTGAAGATATTCACCAATGGCCAGGATATGATGAAGCAGTCCGGCCAGGAAATACGGGCTATGTTTACCGGAATAATCAGACCCGGTGATATGGTTGCAATGCAGATGGATAGTTTGATAAAAAACGAGGGTAAGTACGCTGGTGGACTTAAAGAAGTTGTAAAATTGGGACAACAGCATGGTGATACACTTGAACGATTCCTTCCTTACTTACAAGGTATTGTTGCTGGCGTAGGAGATATTCAGAAAACATGGGCGGCGGTAAGTTCGTCTATGGAAACATCGTGGAATATTCTTCAGCGGGGATTGTTTGCTGATTTCTATAAAAGCCTAACTGAATCAGGGAAAGCAGCTAATGAATGGTTAAAGAAAAATACCGACGATCTCGTGGAGACCATTAGGAATATTGCGACTGGATTGAAATATGCTACCGAATCTACGTTATTACTCTTGGGAGCGTTTGCTTTAGTCAAGGCGTCTATTTATATATGGACAACGCTATATGCTATAGTTTCATCTGGAACAGTCATTATTACGCTACAAATAGCAGCTTTAAATGCTTGGACTTACGTGACTGGTGGCCCGGCGGTGTGGGCTGTTAACTCCCTTGGTGCCGCAATGAAGGCTGCCTTTGGAGTATTTACAGCTTTCTTCGTTGGTTGGGAAATCGGGAAATTCTTAAATAAGTTTGAAACTATTCGACGTGCCGGAATTGCGATGGTTTACGGAATCATGAATGCTTGGGCATGGTTCACAGAAAAGTTAGAAGTTGGTTGGGAGCGTATGAAGTTGGCTGGAATGTCAGAAGATTTATCAGCTAAGGATTATGCTCAAGCAGACAAAGACACACAACATAACATTGAGCTAATCCGCAAAAGATACGCTGCTGAAAAAACTATTCGGGACCAATATGGTGTTGAGCAATGGAATGAACAGTCCGATGCTGGCATTGCTGCGGCCAAAAAGAAATCTAAGGCAACTACTTCTCCACCACCCCCTCCACATAACGGAAACTTCACCGATGACGCTAAAAAAGCTGCTGAGGATGCCAAAAAACTTGCCGAACAGTGGAAAGAAACATCTCGAACCCTTGCCGAAAAAATTGAGATGGATGGACTGACCGGCATTAGAAAGGAATTCCAAAGGAACCTTAATGACGCTGAAAAGCTCAAAGAACAATATGCTAAATTGCCCCCCGCACTAAGAGAAGTTGCATACGCGGAGATTGATGCGGCAAAGGCATCGGCTGATGCGGCGGTTATTGACAAGGCTAAAATTGCGAGTGCGGAAGAATATACTAAGGTTAAAATAAAGGAAGCGGAAGAGCTGAGAAAACTCGAAGCAGAGAAATCCGCCGCTGCGGAAGAATACCGTAGGATAATGCTTTCCGTGGATGATTTTTCAACTGATCGCCAGATTCAATCCATGAACAGGATTTTGACGGCAGAAAAAGAAAAATACAAACGTATTGATGAGCTTGCCGAACTTTCGGGCAAAACAGCCGCCGAAGTAGAAAAGGACAAAGCAAAGATTTTAGAAGATGCTAATCGGCAAAGGATAAAAATGTCTTCTGAGGCATTTTACAAAGAGAACGAGGATCGACAACAAGCCTTTTCCAGCATGGCGCAGAATTTCTCGGCGATGGCGCAACTTTACGATGAAGGTTCTAAGCAGCGGCAACTATTAAGTGAAGCATCTAAGGCGGCTACGATAGCGGAAATCGCCTTGCAGGTACAAAAGAATCTTATGATTGCTGTCGGTGCTGTAGTGAACCAAGGAACAGGCGACCCCTATACGGCATTTGCCAGAATAGCGGCTATGGTGGCGGTCGTGTCTGGTGTTCTGTCGATTGCTGGTATTGCCTTTGGAAGTGGTGGCAGCGGCTCCGCATCCATCGCCCCCTCCCTTCCCGCATCCACAGTCCTGGGCGCTGAAGCCGGAACCGGGAGCGAGTCTATCTCAAAGTCCTGGGAACTTCTTCAAGACACCTACGAGATGGAATACCGCGAATTGTCCGGTATTTACAGCGAGATGAAGAACCTCAACGACAACATTACTGGCCTTGTAACTGGTTATATCAGGACAGGGGGCGTAAGTGGGTTTAACATTGCGACGGGTAAAACAATTGGCAGTGCAGAAAAATTATATCAAAGTAGTTATGCGGACTTCTCGAATAAATTACTCATGAATGATCCTTTGAGTAAATGGGTGACAAACACCCTTGGAAAAGTGATTGGGAGTATTTTTGGCGGCGGTACAACGACATCTATTACCGCATCAGGAATATCCACGGGCGAAGCGTCCATTGCCGATCTGCTCGGTGGTGGCGGCATCGGGGCAAGTTCGTATGCGGATATAAAGAAAAAGACGGATGGTGGATGGTTTAGTTCTGATAAAACCAGATATTATACAATGTACCAATCGTTAGATTCAAATGTTTCTGATCTACTCGATAAAGTATTTCAAAACATGGGATCGACCATGATCAATCTCACCACGGCTTTTGGCACTGACATGAACTCGACTCTTAATTATGTCTTTTCCGGTGCCAAAATAAACCTTCAGGGCATGGATTCGGATGCGATCAATGAAACCCTGAGTGAGTATTTCTCCAATATCGGCGACACCGCCGTCGAAGCTCTTTTTGGCAGCATAGTAAGCCAATATCAGGAGGTCGGAGAGGGATTGATGGAAACCGCCTCTCGCTTGCTGATCGACAAGGGCGCTATTTCATATTGGATAGACAAAATGAATCAATCCTTTCAGGGAACCATTCCAGAGGCTATCAAGTTTTCGGAAACGCTTATTACGATTGCCGGAAGTTTGGAAGATTTAACCGACGCCATGCAGAGTTATTACGACAAGTTTTTCTCAGATTCCGAGAAACAGGCGAAGTTGAAACAGGAGTTGATTGGAGAGTTTTCCGCGATTGGCTATGGTTTACCATCCGACCGCGCTGATTATCGCGCTCTTGTAGAGTCTCTTAACCTGGCTACCGATGCAGGGCAGGCGGCATATGTTGCTTTAATGCAGATGTCGGAAGGTGCGGATCAGTATTATTCATATTTGGAAGATGCGAAAGATGCTGTGAAATCAAACATTAAGCCTGAGAATTATTCCACTAATTTAGAGTACCAACGCGCGTTGGCTATGATACCTGCTTATGCCGATGGCGGATCGTTTGGTGGCGGATATCGGATAGTTGGCGAGAATGGGCCTGAGATTGAATACACCGCTCCGAGTATGATTTATAGTAATAAGAATAGTAAATCGCTGGTTAATAACGATGAGTTAATTGCAGAAATACGGGCATTGAGGGAAGAGTTGGGCGCCGGTAATTATCAGATTGCCGCCAATACTCAGAAGTCGGCCAAGTTTTTACAGTATCTTGAACAATGGGATGATGACGGATTGCCACCTGTACGTAATTAAAGGAGTTTAAAGATGTCCTTTCAAGTGATTGAGCCGATAACTATAAATGATACGATCTTTACAGGTTCTAATGTTCCCGAAGCCGACTTGCAGGAATGGGTGGCTGGGACTGCTTATGCCGTTGGCGATACCGTTATGGTGGCGACTTCGGTGGCTAATGTGCATAAGACTTATGAATGTTTAGTTG